TGTCAGTTCTAGCTTAGAAAACTCTTGTTCCTTACTTAGGAATTGCAGATATTTCAAGAGCTTGTCTTTATCCCAGTCAGTATAGACACGTTTACAAAGGCTATGCAAGAAGTTTATTTGCTTCTCTGTAGCAACCCTATAATTGCCAAAATGGCTCATTTCTAGGCCTTGTCCTTGTCCAGATACGTGATTGGGGCTTTCTTGGCTAATTTTGCCCTCTACGGCCTTTTTAGGGCTATCTGGTGGGGTCTGCCAAGGGTCATTTTCTGGGTTCACGTTACGTTGTACTTCCTCTCGGCTAGCAATTCCTTTTGTGACAGCAATACCAAGAGCTGCAATAGCACGACCCCAAGCACTCGTTTCAAGGGTCATCATTTCAGCGCCTTTAGCAAAACCTCTAGCTGGTACACGTTCCCAAGCCCAACCACTTGCATAATTCATTTTGTCTCTATCTGGGTATGCAAACGCTTTACCATAAATATAAGTTTCACCACCAAATTCAAGAACACCTTTGTATTCAAAATGCAAAGTGCCTTCTGGGAATTTGTCGTAAAACATCTGTATACGGTCTTTAACTTCTATGTAGTTCTTTAAATAATCCATTTAATTAACTCCTATAAATAATCCTTGAAATTCTTGCAATTGCGCTAACCTGTTTTCACAATCACATTCCCTAAAAGTGCATTGGGTTTTGTGATAAAAATACATTTTGTGATAAGCGTCAGCTATTAGTTCTGATATCGGATACCAGACTTTATCCATTATTGCCCCTCTCGTTAAAACGAGGCTAAAGCATAAGTGTGTCAAAACACAGCATTGAATTATAACAATTTGATAACGGCTTTAACGCCAGAGTTCGCCTTCTGCAATAAATGAGCCGTCTTTATTGAAAGGCACTAGCTCAGGTTTAACTTGTCCGTCTTGCTCATAAAGTATGCCAAAACCTGCCTGCCAGTTAGCGTGTCCTTCTTTCATATATTTCATACCATTTGAATTAAGGTCGCAAAGATGACCAACTTCCATACCCCAAAGAGTATTAAGTTTGCCAGCAAAACCGTGACTAGCTGAAGCAATACCTTGTCTGTGAGTGTGACCACAAACCACGTTTTTACCTGTCCTTGTAGCTAGTCCTAAAGCTGTTTGTCCTGCGTGATTATAAAGCCTTCCTTCGTCTCCGTGACCCATAATTACGCCTTTAGCAACTTCAGTTAAAGTCCGGTTGTATGTAACATTTATGTCTTTGTCGTTGTAACCTAAAAGGTTTTCAATCTTGATTGCGTCAAGAACTGCAAATGCTGGAGCGTGACGACTTATGTATTTTTCAATACGAATCGTGTGATTGCTGCGCTGAATTTGGAAAGGCTTACTGCGTCCAATAGCACTACGGAATTCTTTGAGCAAGCCCTTCAAACCAATTATATTCTTTTGTAAAGACCCTTCAAACTCTAGGGCTGTACCACGTGCATAACTTGAAATGGTTTGGCAATCAAGCTCATCACCAACACAAAGTAATTTATCTGGTTTAACATAATCTATGTAATCTAAAAGGCTTTCAACATATTGTTTCTTAATGAACGGATATTGCAAATCTGATATAACTATGTAACGCTTAATACGTCACCTCGTTTTTCGTTTAGGCTTCCCTAACTGTGTTTCAATACTACTAATAGTACTACCAATTTTCGATACCTCTATTTGTAGGCGTGTCACTTTATCATTCAAAGAACTACCACCATTAGGAAACAATTGTGATTTCATTTTAGATATTTCAGCTGTTGCTTTAATTACCAAAACAAGAACTGTTATAAGTAAACCAGTTATTGCAACAAGTTCGTTTATCATTGCCCGTCATACCAGTTTGGGTCATAGAAATCATCTTCTTCATCTTCATCTGGAGCAATAGTAAATTGGTATTTTTCTGCAGCATAGTTAATCATTCCAAATACAGAATGTTGAGGCATATCTGCATTAGCCATAATCTTTACTGTTTTCTTCTTGCCATCAAAAACTTCCATAACGCAAACAAAACCAGTAATCAGTTTTCCGTCTTCGTGGGCTGTATTGATGATGCGTACAAGCTCTTGAGCCATAACATCAGGTAATTCAATGGTTTGTTTTTTTGCTTTAGGTTTAGACATTTAGATTGACCCCATTCAATTTGTTTGTCCAACCAAGGTATTTGTAGCCCCACTTATCTTCAACAACTGTGTAGTAAGAGAGTCCTATCAAGTCCTTGTCTGGAATATCGGTAGACCAAATATAACCTGCCTTATGGCTTTGTATAGCCACGTGACCGAATTTTCCACCTTTCCAAAAGTGTGTCGCACCGATAGGGGCTTTCATTGGGTCAGTAAATTTGTTCTTTTTAGGTGTGTTATTCCAAGCTGATATTGCTGAAGGATATTTTGCTGGTATGCCCCAAGCAAGTCTGCAAGTTTTTAAGCAAAGACCTTTAACACCACGTTTACGTTCAATATGCCATTGCTGCATCTTTTCAGCAGCTTGACGACCTATCATTAGTGCTCGCTGTTGTCTTTGACCTTAATGTAGCCAAAAGAACCATCTTGTGGATTTAACCAGCGAAGTAGTGGTGGTAGTACAGCTGCAAGTCCTGAAGCAAATAAAGCCTTTGGGTCAGTTACGCCAGCAAGATAGCAAGCAATTATTGCTGCTAGAAATGCTCTGCCGTATGATGATGCAATTTCTTTTATGTTGTTCATAAGATGCTTGCTAATTCTTCTTTGGTTAAGCCTGCTACTTCTGCTAACTTTTTGATAGCATTTTCACGAGCTTCTTGTTTAGCCTTATACTCGGCTTCAAGTAATGCTTGTGCTGTTGTTGTTGCTTCCCTGTCGGCAATAAAATCTATTTTTGCTTGACCAGTCAATTCAATAACTTGGTCATCAATACCAATTAAAATCTTTTCTGATTTACTTGTTGTAGCCATAAATGCTAATATCTCCTGTCATTGTTCCAGATGAAACTATTAAATTGAAAGAACTAAAAGAAGTACCAGAATCTTGAGCATAATTATTGAAGGCTAAAGTGTTTCCAGTTGGATACAAACTTAAAGATGAAGTCAATCCACCAGTTGCTTTAGTATCAAAAGGATTAAAAATATCCATAATCACAGCAGAACGATTAGAAGCACTAATATCTGCAATATTCCAACTTGTGTCAGTTGTGCTTCTGGCAGAACTTAAAGAAGTGCTTGAAGCATATATATATTGACGTGTGTAAGTAGCACTTGAAGTATCTGCTCCACCAGAAATTGCTCTTAATCTAAAAGTAACATTTGCAGCAGTAGACCCAATGCAATCAAAAAGAATTCTATAATGCTGATAAGTCGCATTGAACACACCATTAAATGCTTGACTAGATACTGCACTAAAACTAGTTGTATTTAATAATACGAGTCCTGCTTTTTTAGTACCCAAAGCAGTATTAAGAGAGGTGTCGATAGCAGTACCAAGGCTGCGAATAGCGCTAGCGCCGTCTTTAACAAGAGCTGTATCATCTGGGGTCGTCCAGCCATAATTTGAGGTAGTTGCCATAGTTCCTTATCCTATCGCTAAGTCAAGCCAAGTCAAGACACTATCAAGGTTTTGCCATTGGGTTGCTGGGTTGTAGTCTTCCCATTGTACATCATCTGTTGAGAAGATTTTGTTACTTAACTGGATTTGTAAGTCCAGCGAGTTTTTACCAAGTGTCCAAGTCCAGCCTTCTGAGAAGCCTTCAAATTCACCTGTTGGGAATAAACCAACCGGTAACGCTGACACAAATAGGGCTTTATCCATTGTTATATTTATTAACTGGTTTCTTGTGGTATCACTTAAATTAGGGTTAGCGAGGTTAAGGCTTAAAGAATCAAAAGAGGTTTTAGGTATTCCACGTAATGCCACAAACCTTGTAGCTTGTGCTGTTGCTTCTGTTGAGTCAGCTAACAGGGTTGGGTTAATTTCTTGTTGTAAACCAAATAAGTCAATACTTAAATCATCTACAGCTTCTACTTCTTGTACTGGGTCATCAAATTGGACTATGACGTCATTGATAATGTCTGCTGTTTGAAATCGGGTTTGTATGCCGTCTGAGGATACAACTGAGGCGTCAAGAGGTATTAGGTTTGTTCCGTAATTTATGGTTCTGCGTTCAGCGTCGGCATAGCCAATGTTTCCTGAACCTGTTTCGTACAAATATCCAAGACCACTTGATGAGGTTGCGTTTACCATATCAAAAGCGTTATCAACTCCTGCAGCTCTTGCAATAATTTGGTAACGTCCTGCGTCGATTGTGTCTATGCCTTGAATTCCAAAAGTTGCCCAAGTAACTGTTGGGTCTACATCTGTCCATTTATAAGTTGCGCTTAAATCTTCCCAAGCTGTGTAAAGAGTTTCTTGAAGTATTCGAGTAATGCGTGCGCCGTCAAGTTCTTTAGGGTAAGCAACTGAACCAGCGTAACGCTTAACAAGTTTAGACAAAGCACCTTGGGCTTGGATTTGTAAAGTATTAGCAAACACACCATTTGGTCCAGCACCTGACAAAGTGTTAGACACACTTGAAACTTCACCTGTAAATAATTTAACAAAAACCCCAGAAGTGTTCTTTGTTTCAATAACAACTGTGTCAAGCAAATTAACTACAGGGCTTGCGCCTGAAAGGTTAATAAGTTCAAGATTGCAATAACTAGGTTGAGTATCATCAAAAATGTCAACCCTACCAGCTGAGATAGTTGCGTTACTTAAAATCTCTGAAGTGTATTCAACACCTTCAATAGATATTTTATGGGTAGGTGTAAATGCGGGCATTATCTAAGCCCAACACGAACTGCCGATGCTGGTATTTTAATTCCACTTGTTTTAGAAGCTGTGCCAAGTACCTTAGTGACTGAACGTGCTACACCTTGAGGGTCAATAGCACCTTTAATATTTACGTAAGTATTTTGTACTGATTGTTTTGCTGAACCTAAAGTTCTGCCAGTTGTTCCAGCCAAATCTAATAAATCAGGTAATGGGTTAATAGCAAATTGTGCTAAATCAGGTAAACGATTATAGGCATCTATAACATTGTTAATACCTTTAGTTATATCTGTTAAAAGGTTTAAGAATTGTTTTAGACCTGATTCGTTTCCTGATGCACCAAATAGTGTGGTACTGAAATCTGTAAAAGTTTTACCAAGGTCATTAAGTGCAACACCTAGGCCATATGCACCTGTATTAGCAGTTGTTTCTAATCCGTCATTAAATTCTATTATGCGCCCTTTGGCGTCTTTAGCTGCGTTTTTAACGCTGTTAGGTGTTCCACCTGTTAATCCTGCAACAAAATCATCAAGGGCGGGTACAAGTACATCAGTAGCAAATGTTGCAAATTTTTCAAGTACTGGCAGTAAAGCAAAACCTATAGTTTCTTTAGCCTCGTCAACAGATATTTTAAGTCGTGCTATTCGACCAGCAAAAGTGTTGGCGGCTATGTCTGCTTGTCCTGCAAAAGTTTCAGATAAGACTTTAACAGCTTTGTCAAAATCTTTAGTTTTAACAATAGACTCATCAAGAGGAATACCAAGACGCTTAAGAGCACCAAGATTTCCGTCATAGGCTTTACCAAGTCCTTCCGTAACTGTTGCAAGGTCTTTACCTGTTCCAGCTGAAATATCAAGGGCTAATTGTTGAAGTTTTTGTGCTTTGGTTAAGTCACCTGTTGACCTGACAAGTCTGTCAAGGCTTGGTCTTAACTGGTCATCTGCAACGCCGGAAGCACGTGCTGTTGTGTCAATATAATCTTCTGTGGCTTTGATTTGAGCGTCTGTGGCCTTAACTGTATTGCGTAAAGTTTGTGCAAGAGATTTTTGGGCTTTTTCATCTTCAATAGCGGCTTTAACAGCATCAACACCTATCTTGATTGCCATAGCCCCAGCGGCAGCACCAACAGCTAGAAAAGCGGCAGCACCTTTTTGTAAAGCGTCGTCAAGTTTGCTAGAAAATGTTCTGGTCTCTTTATCGGCTTTATCCAAACCTGCAATAAAGTCTTTTGTGTCAGCAAGTAAAGCCAGTTTAAGGCTTCTAATTTCACTCATTAAACCCTACTTTTCCAAGCGTTAGCAATTTTTTCATAACCCAATAACCATTCTTTAGTTATTGTTGGTTGAAAACGTTCTAAAGCAATAAAGATAAACCAGCCTCTGTTGCCTCTGCCTTTAGGTCGGCTTCGAGGTGGAAATTGTCTAAACCGTTTAGAACCAAATTCTGTACCAAATAATAGCGTACCAGCAGCAACCCCAGAACGTGAAACTTTTGTATTACCACCCAAAGTAAAATTAGGAGCTTTATCAGATTTGGTTATTTTTAATGATTTCATAATCGCATCAGCTTGTGCAGGATTAGGTGCAGTATTAGCATAACTTCCAACAAATTTGGCTGCACGTTCAGATAAATCATTAGCTATCTTTTTCATATCGTTTTTGGCTATGTCGTCCATTTTACCAAATGTTGCAAGTAATTTACGTAGCTCATAATCATCAACTGTTACTTTAATTGTTTGACGTTTGTTACTTGATTTACCTGTTACAACGTTAGCCATTGTTACGCTCTACCAGTATCTCTACAGCAGTCGCCATAAATGTTGGGTCTTGAAGCCATATCTCGGCAGGTATCCCAGTCTGAATTGCCAACTGAACAGCAGACCAGCCTATTGACCCTGCCTTGAAAGTTTTGGGTGGTCAAAGTCCTTAAATTGAACGTCAGTAACCTTAGTAGCCCAAAGGTCGTAAGGTGGTACTGGTTTACCTGAAACTCTTTTTTGGATTTTGTACGCCAAAAATAAAAGTAATGTGTTGCTTGGGTTTTGGTCTTCTGAAAGAGCTGTGGTAATTGGTTTGCCGTTGTAAATTTCTTTTTCAGCGAGAGCAAGTTCAAGAGGTATTGTCCACTCTTCATATACTTCTCCTGTTTCTAAAGTCCAAGCAATTTGTAATTTAAGCATTTATGTGCCCCTGTTCTTTGTTTATAATGATTCGGTGATTGAACCAACAACTTGTAGTGCAACTGTTACTTGTTGTGCATCTGAACCTGAACCACCTTGTGATGGCCAAGATGGTAGCACGTTGAAAGTAAAAGTTTTACCTGTTTTAACAGTTAATACAGCAGCTAGTGTTGTGTCTGGTGCTGTTTCTGTTGCGTCCCATAGGGCTTTAGTTATTGAATCGGTTTCGCCAATATCGTTCAAAAATGTTAAATTAAGAACTGCGTTATTGTCGAGGTATTTGTATGCGCGTCCCGCGATTGTGTCAAAAGTTAGACGTTCAGTATCTATTGTTAAATCTGCAGTTGAGATTTGGTCTGAATAATCTTTAGTTGCAATAGTCAATATAAGTGAACGACCACTTAGAATTGTTGTTGCCATTTGTTACCTTTCCTAGCCTGTGTAGGCTGTTTGTAGTTGTATTTCAGCAGCTAATAAGTCTGTGCTATTAGTTGCACGAATTCTAGGACTACTGACACTTAGTATAACCCAAGAAGTCGGAATAAGTCCTAAAATAGTTTCTATATCATTTTCCAAGTTTGTAAGCGCGCTTGGATTGGAATACGTAGTGCTGACCACTTCAAGAGTGAGTCGTACGTACCAATTCTTAGTGTTACCAATAACCATTGGTTCAAGGTATGGGTCAGAAGCCAAAATAAGAGCTGCTGGCGGGATAATGATTTCCGGAACGTGGTCATAAGCAGAATAATTAGTATTGGAAGTTATTGCGCTTTTAAGACTTGCGCGTAAATTACTTAAAGCCACAGTTAACCTACTTGACTATTAGAGTCAATATATTTACTTATTAAACCC